GCTCAACGAGCGTGCTGCTCGCATCGAAGCCCTCAAGGCTGATGCCGAGCGCGAGGCGAAGATTGAAGCGGCAACCCGCGACATCGCCGCCCAGGTTCGCCCGGCTGCTCAAGCAGTATCCAACGACTCCGATGTCATCCGTTCGATGGCTCGTGGCGAGACCCGTTCGTTCACCTTCGAGACTCGTGACGTCGTCAAGACTTCGTCGGGTGCTCCGGTGCCGACGTCGTTCTTCGACCGCGTCATCGAGCAGGCTCGTCTCGTCGGCCCGATGCTCGACACCTCAACCGTGCTTCGCACGGCCGGTGGAGAGAATCTTCAGATTCCGTCGCAGGCCGGTTGGTCGACGGCGGCAATCGTCGGCGAAGGCACCGCAATCGCGGAGTCTGACCCAACGTTCAACAGCTTCATCACCTTGAGCGCATACAAGTATTCGTTCTTGGTGCAGCTGTCGCGTGAACTGATCGAGGACTCGGGCGTGGACATCCTCGCCTTCCTCGCCACCCAGACGGGCAACGAGCTCGGCTTCCGTGTCAACGCAGGTCTGACGACCGGCACCGGCACGAACCAGCCAGCAGGCGTTGTGACCCAGAGCTCGCTCGGCATCACCGGCGGCACGGGTGTCACTGGCGCATTCACGGCGGACAATCTCATCAACTTGGCTTACAGCCTGAACGGCGCAGCGCGTCGTCTCCCAGGCGTCGGCTGGATGATGAACACGTCATCGCTCGGCAAGGTTCGCACCCTGAAAGACACCGCGGGCAACTACGTCTTCAGCCCCGCGTTGGCTGACGGCAACGACCGCGTCCTGAGCTACCCGGTGTACGAGAACCCCGCAATGGCAGACACTGGTTTGTCGGCCAAGTCGGTGCTCTTCGGACACCTCCCCAGCTACTACGTCCGCATGGCGGGCGGTCTGCGTCTCGATCGCAGCGACGACTACGCATTCAATGCGGACCTCGTCACGTTCCGCGCCACGATGCGCGTGGACGGCAACCTGCCGCAGACGAGCCACATCAAGCACTTCATCGGCAACGCCGCCTAGGCAACCGAAGAAGTCCCTTGATGGGACACGAATAGTCGAGCGGTCCGGCACCCACACGCAGGGTGGTGCCGGGCCGCTTTGACATTTCTCGGCTAAGGTTGAATCAAACCTGCGAAGGAGGTCTGCGTGAATGCGAGTAGTAATCAAGGGCGTGCCAATGGACTTACCGGGAGCGGAGGCGACCCTGCTCTTGCAGCGGGGCGTGGCTCACTTGTGGGAGGAGTCAGTCGTCGAACCGCGGACGCGGTCAGGGCGCTCTGGTTCTCCAACGCCCCGTGGGCGGGAACGGGCTACGGCCAACAAACCCAGCAAGCCGTCCAAAGGCTCGTCAAAGAAGCGCACGAAATCGCAATCCACGCAATGTACGGACTCGAAGGTTCGACGTCGACGTGGAACGGCATCAAAATCTATCCGCGAGGACTGAACCCTTACAGCGACGACATCATCGTCGCGCACTGGATGGAATGGACGCAGGCGACGAAATTGCCGAAGTTGCTCATCACGTTGTTTGATGTGTGGGTGTTGAAGGCTCCGAATCTGGACAAGGTGCCGAACATTGCGTCGTGGGTTCCGATTGACCATGCGCCTGTTCCGCCTGATGTGTTGGCGTGGTGCAAGCGTGCGAACGTGTTGCCAATCACGATGTCGAAGTTCGGCAAGGCGGAGTTGGATCGTGTCGGTGTTCGTAACGTGTACGTCCCGCACGGAATCGAATCCGATTTCAAGCCGACGCCATTCGTCAAAGATAATTCGGGCAAGCAGATTGGTGGCCGTCAAATCATGGGATTTGAGGATGACCAGTTCGTCGTGATGATGACTGCTGCGAACAAGGGTGTGCATCCTTCGCGTAAGGCGTTCGCCGAGAACTTCATGGCGTTCGGTATGTTCGCTCAACGCCACTCGGACGCGGTGCTCTACATGCACTCAGAAGCATCAGGTTCGATGGGTGGGTTGGACTTGAATGCGTTGGCTGAGGTGTGTGGCATCCCGAAGGATCGCATCAAGTGGACTGACCCGTACCTGTACCGAAACGGGTTGCCGGTTCATGCGATGGCTGCGCTCTACACGAGCGCCGATGTCTTGCTTGCGGCGAGCATGGGCGAAGGGTTCGGCATTCCTGTCATTGAAGCCCAGGCGTGCGGGACACCGGTCATCGTCTCGAACTTCACTGCGCAACCTGAACTCGTTGGTGATGGTTGGGTGGTTGAGGGTCAGCCGTATTGGGATGCTGCTCAGCGGTCGTGGTTCTTGACGCCGTCGGTGGCCTCCATCTTGAGTGCGTTGGAGAAGTCATACGAGCGTCGTGGTGAGAAGTCGAGCAAGGCGACGGAGTTTGCCAAGCAGTATGACGCCGACCGCGTGTACGACCAGTATTGGAAGCCTGCGATGAAGGAGATTGCGGCGTGGTGCCGATCGTCCCAGTCGTAATCGTGCCGGTGCTCACGGAGCATTGGCGGGTTGATGCGATGTTGCTGTCGTTCGAGGGCAAGATTGGCAAGCTCATCTGTATCGACAACGGGAACTCTGAGTGGACTCCTCGCACGCATAAGGCGTCGGAGATTTTCGTGTGGCGGATGCCGAACAATCTCGGTGTCGCGGCCTCGTGGAATCTGGGCATCAAGGCGACACCGTTCTCACCCGGCTGGATGATTGTGAATCACGACATCCAGTTCGGTGAGGGTGGGATGCAGGCGTTCTATGCGAACTGTCGACCCGACAACATCGTGCTCGGCGGCAAGCCGAACTGGTCATGCGTATGGGTCGGGGCTGAGGTGGTCGCCAAGGTTGGGCTGTTTCACGAGGGCTTTCATCCCGCCTATTTTGAGGATAACGATTACGAGGTGCGTGCCCAGCGTGCAGGCGTCGAGATTGTGCAGTCGACGGCGGCAATCAATCACCGCAACTCAAGCACCTTGGCATCGAGTGAGAAGTTTCAGCAACGAAACTCTCTCACGTTTCAGGCGAATCTGGACAGGTTCAACGAGCGGTTGAATCAGCCGTGGGAGAATCTTGTCGATTGGGATTTGGTGAGGCGTCGAGAGTTGGGTTGGGACTGATGGCCGCGTATCACAAATACACGACGCCGCCCGGTGACTTTGAGGCGGTCTACAGCAACGAGGACGGCGAGCAGTACGACGCATGGTTCCAGTCGGATCAGCGTGCGTTTCACGCCAGACTCGTGCATCTGCTGATAAGCACTCGGCTGTTCACGAGCATCCTTGATGTCGGTTGCGGCAAGGGTGCGATGACGCATCATTGGGCGATACCGGGTCGCAGGCTGGTCGCCTATGACATGGCTGAGGCGGCGCTTGTGAAGGCGCGTGCGTTCTATCCCGACATCGACTTCCGTCAGGGCGACGCCTTCGAGGCGGTCGCATCCGACGAGTATGACCTGATTGTGTGCAGCCAGATTCTCGTGCTTGAGCCTCGCTGGCGGGAGCTGCTGGCGGAGGTGGCGAAGCGTGGGAAGTTTGTGTTGGTGAATGAGTGGATTCCGCAGCCGACGCACTGGCACGTCCCGAGCATTGACGAACTTGAGTCGGAGTTGCGTAAATCGTTCGACATCGAGACCAAGATTGTGCTAAACGACCAGCGTCTCATCTGTCTGGGGAAGAGCCGTGCGCGTATTTGACCTAGTGCTCTACAACCAGGAGGCCGACATGCTCGACGTCCGCCTCAGTCATCTTGAGGATGCAGTCGACCAGTTCATCATCTTGGAGGGCGAGTCGACGTTCATGGGTCGCCCGAAGAAGACCGGCCTTGAGCCGCGTCATGCCAATCATCCGAAGGTGGAGTATCGGACGTTCTCGTGGGGCGGTCCGTGGGGTTGGGCTGCCGAGCACGCCCAACGCAACCACCTATTCAGCATCGTGGAGGACTTCCAGCCTCACGACCAGGACATTGTGACGGTCTGCGACTGTGACGAAATCTGGGACCCCGAGGACATCCAGACGCTCGCCTATGGGCAGTGGCGGGCGTGGGTGATGAAACGGACCGTCATGAGCGTCTATTGGCGTCTGGATGACGAGTTCACGGCGGTGGGCGGTCCTTGGGGCACTCGACCCGTTTCAGCGCAACAGGCGCGTTCTGGACGCTACTCAATGCCTATCCTGCGCTCGGGGTGGCATCTGTCGTGGATGGGCGGCCCAGAATGGGCGGCGAACAAGATGCGCGAGTTCTGCCACCAAGAACTGATGGTCGCCGACCCGGAGGCGTTCATGGAGAAGAACTACACGATCGGCAGGTCGATTCGCGGCGAAGGCTTGTTCGAGGATGCCGAGCTTGACGCCCGGTTGCCGAAGATGATTCTGGACGGAAAGGCTCCCGCGGCGTGGTATCGCAAGCGCCAGTAGCAATCATCTCTCCGTTCGACCGCAACTATTGGGAACGGTTCGGTGAACGTTTCGTCTCATCAATCGAGCGGTTGACGGTGCAGCCGCAGGAGGTCGTGCTGGTCACGAACGCCGACGTGAAGGTGCCTGACTGGTGGCGGGTCATTAAGTATTGGGATTCGCGCATCTGGCCGTGCGCGAACATTGCGGTGCGTGAGGTTGAGTCGGAGTGGGCGACGCATCTGCCGGTGGATGACACGATGGATGCCGACTTCTTTCAAGGGCTCATGCTTGATGGTGATGCAGTGAACGTGGCTGGGCGTTGGAACGGTGGCCTCTGCTACGGCACACCCGACCAATACAGTCGGCTGCTCGATCTCGGGCACAACGGGATGCCAGGACTCGCCATCATCAGAACCGAAGTGTGGCGCAAGATTCCGTACCGCACCCACAAGTACGTTGATTGGATTCACTGGTGCGAGATGCGAGCCCACGGCTACCGGGCCACGTTTGATACCGCTGTCCGCTGGACATGGCACCGCCATGACGATGCCCTCACCGCAGCCGACGACCAGCAGGCAGTCAACGACGTCATCATCTTTGCGAACCTGTTGAGGGAAGGTCGAGTGATACCGGGTGAAGAATGGCCGCCACGGCTCAAACCGTTAGCGACTTGAAAGGTATTTGGAGCGGACAAACCGTCTGGGTTGTCGGCTCCGGACCGAGCCTTGAGACCACACCACCCGAGTTCTACGACGACAAGCGCGTGGTCTCAATCAACATGTCGGCGTTCTACTACGGCATCAAACGATTCGTGATTGCCAGCAACTATTCGCGTCACAACGACGTCATGCAGAAGATGTGCGACGAGCACCCCGAATACCTGATGGTCACACCGGACTGCGACGTCGGCATCGCCAACGGTGAGCCGACGCATCCGACGCTCGGCAACAATCTCACCTTTCGTCCACGGTGGCCTGTCTGGAACCCGATGGACGGCTGGCCTACGAACCCTGATTCTCTGGTCGTTGGTGGCAACTCGTCGGCGATTGCGATGCATCTCGCCGCCTACATGGGTTGTGTCGAGATGCGTCTGATCGGTGTGGACATGTCGACGGTGGGTGGTAAATCGTCATACACCGGGTACATCAACTACGGTGTGCCGCCCGCGTTCGAGGGTGCGATGCAACAGTTGCGAATCGTCGCCAACCGATTGCGCAACGATTACGGCTGCGAGATACTCAGGTTCGTGGGTTCTGCTTGGGAACCTGTTGAGTAGGATTGACCTGTCATGGCGACCAACGGCTACGCAACATTGGCAGAAGTAAAGGCAGCTCTACGGATCGGGACAGCCGACACCGTTGACGACGTGCTGATAGACAACTGCATCGGTGCCGCATCACGCCTCATCGACGGCTACTGCAACCGCCAATTCTGGGCATACTCCTCGGCAACCGTCCGCGTCTATCAGGCGAACACCGAATACGTCTGCGACATCGACGACGTCTATTCCACCAGCGGATTCATCCTCAAGACCTCCACGTTCGCCGACGGCAACTTTGACGTCACCTGGGCATCGACCGACGTGCAGCTCGAACCGTTGAACGGCGTGCTTGATGGACTCACTTGGTCGTACAACAAATTGCGTGCCATCGGCGACTACCTGTTCCCGACCGTCAACGCCAACTACGGCGAACAAGCACTCGTGCAAGTCACCGCCCTCTATGGCTGGGCAAGCGTCCCTGAGCCCATCAAACAAGCCTGCATCATTCAGTCGTCACGCATCTTCAAGCGATACGATTCGCCGCTCGGCGTCGCAGGCTTCGGCGATCTCGGCGCAATCCGCGTCTCTCGATTCCTCGACCCTGACATGGCTCAGCTCGTCGAGCCGTATCGACGCATGCGGATGTTCGCCTAATGCCAGCCACAATCAGCCAAGTCAAAGACGGCCTCAAAGCCGCCATCAACACCGTCTCTGGTCTGCGTGCATTCGACTACCAGCCCGACCAGGTCAATCCTCCGTTTGCGTGGCCGACGCTCGACACCATCACCTACCACCAGACCGGCATGAACAACGGTGGCGTCGTCATGAACTTCACCGTCACGCTCGTCGTCAACCGAGCAGCGGAACGAGTTGCTCAAGACCAGTTAGATCAATACATGTCATGGGATGGGGCCAAGTCGCTTCGTGCCGCCATCGAAGCCGACCGCACACTTGGCGGAGTCTGCGACGACCTCATCGTCACCAACGCCGAGAACCTCACCAACATCGATGCGAATGACACGCTGTATCTGGCGGTCGATTTCAAGGTCACGGTGTACGCTTAGAACATGGCAAAATACCTTGTATCCGGACCATTTCCTGTCACCGGCGTAAAACCTGGCGGCTATGTGGACGGAAGCGGAATCGACAATGTAGAGTTGTTGCTGCAAGCCGGTGTCCTCACACTGGTCGAAGAATCCAAAAAACCTCTAAAGGCCGATAAGGCAGGAGAAAAATAGTCATGGCAAAGTTGGTCCTCAAAGACGCGAACATCGTGTTCAACGGCACGGATGTGAGTGCGAATGTGGCGAGTGTGAGTTTGTCGACAACCGCGGCTGAGGTTGCGACCACGGCGTTCGGGTCTTCTGCGGTCACGAGGGTCTCAGGGTTGGTGGACAACTCGGTGACGTTCAGCATCCACAACGACTACAACGCCATCGACGGAATCTTCTTCCCACTCGTCGGCTCAACCGCAGTCACCTGCGTCATCAAGCCCAATGGCACCGCAGTCGCATCCCCGACGAACCCGTCGTACACCTTCTCGGTTCTCGTGACCGAGTGGACACCGGTCAACGGTGCGGTCGGCGAACTCGCCACCGCCGACGTGACGTTCCCGATTTCGGGTGCCATCACCAAGGGCACTGCCTGATTCCAATCCACCTAACCTGCGGAGGTAGAAAATGAAATTAGTCCTTTGGATTCATCGCTCCAACGATGAATCACAAGAGTGCGTTGCCGAATTTGTGGACTTCGTCAAATACGAAGAAATCCATAACGTTTCAATGTCCAAAGTAGAACAGGACATCAAAATTCGTGACTTGGCTTGGTTGGCGTGGCATTCAGAAAAACGTCGCAACAAGACCACGCTTGATTTCGACAAATGGCTTGAGACTGTTGCCAATATCAGTCTCGACGCTGGGGACGGTCAAATCGTCCCTTTGGAGAAGACTCAGCCCACTGGATGATCGCCTATTTGGCGTGCGAGACGGGGATTGCCCCATCTCAACTGTTGGCTGAGTCACCACGAATGATTTGGACGATGCAAAAATATTTACACTGGCGTTTTATCAAACAGAATCCAAAGACGCCCTACACTCGCTGATATGCCGAAGGTCTCTAGCGGTACTCGGATAGCTTCCGGACGCGCAGGAGATGTCGCCTTCGCAGCACCAGGTCTATTGGAATTCTTGCGTGACGCCAGTCAAGCGCAAGAAGGTTTCAACAAGCAGATGCGCAAGGCCGCCGAAGCCGTCGCACAAAAGGTAGTTGACGACGCAAAAAGAAACGCCGCAGCCCAACCGCCTCATGGAAAACCACGTCCTGGATCATCGGGACGTTCTCAAGCACAGGTCGTTGTGAACGGATTGCGTGCCAGACGCGACCGCATCCCAACCATCAAACTCGATCACAACAAGCTCTACCCTTCTAAATCGCGGTCAAATACCAAACGCACACGAGGCAAAGCCTTTGGTCCTGGTCTGACTAGAAAAGTCACCATGGGCGACGTTTTTTTCGGTGCCGAATTTGGTGGTCAAGCGCGACCTCGCACTCAGCAATTCCTGCGACATCGCGGTAGGCAAGGATATTTCTTCTGGCAAGCAGTTAGAGACAACAAGTCCTACATCGTCAAAGAATATTCTGACGCCATCGAACGAGTATTGAAAGAACTTGCCAAGGGAGCCAAATAGGCGTAGTCTGATTCCACAACATAAGGAGCCCGCCAATGCCCCGCCAACTAATCAGTGCCGTCAAATTTCGTGACGTCAAATCCAATCAACCGCAGAAGTTCGCCATCTCCTGGAAGGGATTGAGCAGCCTGCTGCAAATCAGCGAGGCAAGAAGCGATAAGACGCAACGCGAACTCTGGTCCCCAGTCACCTATTTCAACGGCACGACCCGAGGCAACCGCAATGTCCAATACGTCACCTGTCTCGTCGTCGACATGGACGGCGAAGCATTCGACCATGCACGACTAGACGGCTTGGAATATCTCGCCTACACCACCTGGTCACACACGCCAGAAGACCAGCACTGGCACCTCGTCCTGCCACTTGCCTACCCGGTTCCTGCTGATCGTTGGCACGAAGTCTGGACTCATTTGCATGAACGCATCAACGTCGTCGGTGACCCGCAGACCAAAGATCCTGCACGCATCTTCTACCGACCGCAACACAAACCGCTGACGACTCCCGACATCAAGATTGGGTTTGGCGAATTCATTGACCCCGACCTCGAAGCAATTTTCGTGCCTCGACCACGAATCGCACCAAACCCGAAATCTGCAGAAATTCGACAATCAACGAATTCTCATTGGCGACCCGAATCATGGTGGAATGAACCGCAGGATTTAAGTCGTTTCGCCGGTTTGACACAGTCACAAATAGCTGCCAAATTGCTTGATGAGTTTAGAGAACTGAGAAAGAGCTGGGTTTTTGACTGAGTAGAATCGTCGCTCATGGCCGTTGAGCGTCAATTTATCGTCAAGTTGCTTGCCGACCCCAAGCAACTTATCGCCGATTTTCAATTAGTTCGAGGCGAAGCCGAGAAAACCTTTGGCATCTCCAATGCCAAACTCCAACAACTGCTACCTGGTTTCAAGGTATTGACGACTGCTGCGGCAGGCGTATTCGGAGGCTTGGTCGCTGGAGCAGGATTGGCGGTCAAAGCAGCAGCCGAAAACGAGGCGGCTCAACAACGACTTGCTCAAATTCTCCGAACGACTGGCAAAGCAACCTCCGATCAAATCAAGGGTCTCAATGAGCAGGCTGATGCACTTGAACGTGTTGGCGTTGTTTCGGGTGGCAATATCACTGCGTTGCAGGCTCAGCTTGCGACCTTTGATTTGCAGGCAGACACGATTGCCAAATTGACGCCGGCGATTGCCGACTATGTCGTCGCCGAAAAGGGTGCGACGGCCAGTGCCGAAGATTTCAAGTCAATGACCAACGGTCTTGCACAAGCATTGAATGGTCAATTCGGGGCGTTGACCCGGGTGGGCTTCGTGCTCGATGACACAACAAAAGAACTGATTTCCAATGGAACTGAAGCCGAACGTGCCGCAGCTCTAGTCGAAGTCTTGAACTCCACTTATGGCGGTTTTAATGCTTCATTAAGGGAGACGACAGAAGGTCGAATGATTGCTCTTCGCAATTCGTTGGGCAAACTTCAAGAAGATATCGGCAAAATCCTCCTTCCGTTATTTGAGAATCTTGTGGGCGTGCTGGCGAAATTCGCATCGTTCGCTGCTCAAAACAGCACAATAATCGCGATATTGGCTGGAGGCGTCGGAGTTCTCTCCGTCGCCATTCTCGGTCTTGCCGGATATCTAAAAATCGCAGCTCTACAAAAGCGAGCCCTCAATGACGAATTCTTGAAAGGTCTGGTCACATTCAAGACTGCAGAAGGGCAGATGACCGCAACCGGAAAAGCAATCGTCGGCGTAGGAAAAGCCCTTGCGGTGGTTGCGGCCGCTGAAGGCACTTTTGCTGTCGTGAATGCAGTCGGAAATTCGGCTGCCAAAACTGCCGATCAAGTCAAAGCATTGACCGTTGCATTGAATGAGTTTGGTAAGGCTGGTGAAAAAGAACCCGAAAAAGTTTTGGAAGAATTTACAAGGCTCGCTCAAACAATCGGTCAAGAACTTCGATTGAAAGACATCTTCATTCAGTTCGGTCGAGAATTTCAATTGGTGGCCAACGGAATTTCTGTTGATATTGAATTAGCCGATGAGGCTTTCCGCAAATTTTTGGACAGCGATCCGCAGAAAGCCGCAGCCATTGTTCAAGCTCTTCAAGATCAACTTGCTGTCACTGATCCGACGAGTCGTGCTTATCAAGACTTGAAAGATGCAATTGATCGTTATCGTGCCGCCGTCAATTTGACTCTTGCAGCACAAGGCAAGTTAAATGACGAATTGAATAAGACATCTTGGTTTGAGAAGAATACAAAAGGTCTGGCAGACCTTAAGGTCGCACACAATAACGAGGCGCGAGCTCGCCTGGCTTCCGCGGATTCCATTAAGAATTGGAATACCGAAGCAGAGAGATTGTTTAACAAGGCCGGTAGCGGTAAATCTGCGATTGAGAAACTTGCCGACGCCCAGAAAAAATTGCAGGATGCCGTTCGTGGTGTTTTCAGCGCACAAATTGGGGAACGCAACGCAATCGAACGAGTCACCGACGCACAGAAACAATTGAAGAACGCCGACGAGGCAGTCACCAAGGCTAAGGAAAAACTCGCTCAGGCAATCCGCGGCTACGGTCGGGACAGCAAGGAAGGTGCGGCTGCGGTCAGAAAATTGACTGATGCGCAAAGAAATCTTACTCAAGCCAATCGGGGTGTTGCCGATGCGCAACAACGTGTTCTTGATGCCGAACGCAAGATTGCGGAAATCCGAGCCAAGGCAGCGGACCCCACCGAACAGAACGAAGCTCAACTTGCGTTGGAGCAATCTCGACTCGGATTGGAGGAGGCGACGATTCGAGTTTCCGAAGCGGAAGAAGAATTGGCAAAGACCTTGGCCGATCCAGAGGCTTCTGCCAAAGACAAACGGAAGGCGGAACTTTCGCTTGTTTCAGCGAAGTTGAGTTTGCGTGATGCGACGATGGATCTTGGTCAGGCCGAGAAGGAATTGGCTGCGATTCGTGCGGGTACGGAAAATGCTGTCGAATTGGCGGAAGCTGAACGGGAATTGACCGACGCAAAGATTTCCGTCGAGGACGCTATTTACAATCAGAAAAAAGCTCAAGAGGAATTGAATGCCGAACAAGAGAATTACCGCAAGGTCGTCGAGGGTATTCGAGAATCCGACAAGGAATATGTCGAATTGTCGAAAGACATTGTGGATGCCGAAGAGAATCAGGCTTCTGCGGCTCGTGGATTGCGCGATGCCAGAGAACAGGCCGCTTCAGCAACCGATTCGCTTCGCAAAGCAGAAGAGGCGTTACGAGAAAGTCGAAAAGAGGCTCGTGGTGCTGGAGTTAATGTTAAAAATGTTGTTGCCGGTGTTAAGTCTCCGATGGATTTCGGCAAAATTCCGGAACCGACTGCAAACGGAAACGGTAATCAGAATGGCGGCAACAACGGTGCCACTGTAATCATGAATATCACGAACGGCATTGGTGGCAATGCCTACCAGGTCGGCAAGGAACTCATTGAGATACTTGACCAGTACACGTCGGTGGCTGGTCCGCTTGACACGTTGATGCGCGTGGCCTGACATGGCGAAGGTGATGCCGTGGGGTGAAACCCTGAAGGTGCTGCTAGATGCAGGGTTCATTACCGATGCGTTCACGCTTGATTCATCGACGCTTGATGGCGGAGACACTCTTGACGGTTCAACAGACTTCGTTGACGTCACCGAATACGTCCTCTCAGTCGGCATCACACGCGGACGCACCGACCAACTCCGCTCACAATTCCAACCCGGCGTCTGCCAAATCGTCCTCGACGACCGCGCATCGGGCCGCTCCTTCGACCCAGCCAACACCGCCTCCCCGTACTACCAAGGCGATCTCGGCATCGCCCCACGACGCTTCCTCCAGGTCTACGCAGGGACCGCCGGTGACGAACCGCTCTTCGTCGGAAGAGTCCAAGACCTCGACATTGAATACGAACAACCCGACCTCTCCACCTGCACCATCGTCGGCATCGACGACCTCTCCAGCTTCGCCAAAACCACCCTGCTCGCCTTCACCCCACCCCAAGAACTCACCTCAGCCCGCGTCACCCGCATCCTTGACCGACCAGAAGTCGCCTACTCCACCGCAACCCGCAACATCTCCACTGGTGTCGCCACCCTCGGCACATTCGCCTACGCCGACGGCGACAGCGTCGCAGCCGCACTCCAAGAAGTCGCCGAATCAGAAGACGGTCGCTTCTTCATCGCACGCAACGGCAACGCAACCTTCCAACCACGCATCACCTTCACCTTCTCCACCGCAATCGCTACCTTCTCCGACGGCGGCACCGCCATCCCATACCAGTCACTCGACGTGCTCTACGGAGCCGAAACCCTCTACAACTCCGTCACCGTCACTACCCAAGGCAACGCACTCGGCACCGCTACCGATTCCGCATCCATCATCCAATACGGAATCAATAACTACAGCCTCAACGACCTTCCGCTCGCCGACGCCACCCAGGCGGCCAGCCTCGCCCAAGGCATCGTCAACAAATACAAAGACCCGATCTCACGCTTCACTCAAATCGGCATCACGATGAACGGTCTCAGCGCCGCACAAATCGAAGCCATCGACTCCTTCGAGGTAGGCGACGTCATCAGCGTCGTCAAGAACTTCGCCACCGGGGCACCAGCCTCAATCACCCAGAGCGTCTTCATCGAACGCATCGCCCACCAGATAACGCCAGGAATCCACCAGGTCACGCTCGGTCTCGGACAGGCGCAAATCCTGACACAGTTCATCCTTGACACGAGCGAACTAGACGACGTCAACGTCGGGCTGGGATAAACTAGGGCGCCTATGGGAGCCGGATTCAGGACATTCGCCAGCGGCGAAGTATTGACGAGCACGAACGTCATGGACTATCTCATGAAACAGATGGTGATGGTCTTCTCAGGAACCGCTGAACGCGGCTCCGCGATACCTTCACCAGAGACAGGCATGTGCAGCTACTCGACAGCGTTCGGTTTCCAGGTCTACAACGGCACCGCCTGGGTTAGCATCTAACGTCATGGGTTCAGGCTTCCGCACCTTCGCATCAGGAGAAGTGCTCACCGCGAGCAACGTCCAGAACTACCTGATGGACCAAGCCGTCATGGTGTTCTCTGGTACCGCAGCTCGAGCATCAGCACTGCCGACACCAGAGACAGGCATGACCGCGTATTCGACCGCAACAGGATTGCAGGTCTACAACGGATCAGCATGGGTTGATGTCGGCACTGGTTACGGCACGATGACTGGTGGCACCGGGTCACCAGTATCTGTCACGATCGGCGGCACGAACTATCAATACATTGTGTTCACTTCGAGTGACACTGCGACCGTCACGAAGGCTGGTCTGTTTGATGTGTTCTTGGTTGCAGCGGGTGGCGGTGGCGGTGGCAACAGCAAAGATGCAAATAGCTATTCGGGTGGCGGCGCGGGTGCTGGTGGCGTACTTCAGGCAACTGTCTATCTTTCAACCAATCAGACAGTGACCATCGGCGCAGGTGGAGCAGGTTCCAACTCGGATACTGAAACTGAAGCCCGACTCGGTTCTTCATCGTCGGTCGGTTCTGCTAATGGTCTTTCGGTTGCTGGTGGCGGAAGCGGAGCGTATGCCGTTAGTAATCAAGGTGTTCGTGAACCGAGACTGGGCGGTTCAGGCGGTGGCGGAATGAATTACACGGTCGCAAGATACCGAGATGGAGTTGCGTCCATGGCTCCATCAGTAAGCGGCTTCGCAGGCGGCAACGGCGTGAACAGTCTTTCGCAAGGTCAGGGCGCAGGTGGAGGCGGCGGTGCTACGGCTGTTGGTTCCAATGCGGCAACCACGACAGGTGGTGCTGGTGGTGCTGGCTACGATGTGTCGGCCTTCATCGGCGGTTCGACACTGTTCAAGGCTGGCGGCGGTGGCGGTGGTGGTACGACTGGCGGTGCTGGCGGTTCATCTGTTGGTGGTGCTGGTGGCGGTGCTGATACTGCTGGCACGAATGCTGGTGCGAACACGGGCGGCGGTGGCGGTGGCGCAGGTTACGCAGGTGCGTTAAGCAAGGTCGGCGGCAACGGCGGCTCGGGCATCGTCTACATCCGCTGGAAGGTCTAACGATGGCACATTTTGCAAAAGTCTCAAACGGAATCGTTCAACAAGTAATCGTTGTCTCTAACGATGACGCATCCACCGAGGCGGCAGGACAAGCATTCATCGCCGCAATCGGCCTCGATGGTGAGTGGATTCAGACTTCGTACAATAACAATCTCATTGAGGGCCAAGATCGCGGCAAGTACGCAGGCATCGGCGACCTTTGGGATGGCGAAAAGTTCAGCGACCCAATAAGCGGAGATGCGCAGTAGCGCACTCGTCGCTCTTCCCGCCCTCCTTCTAGTCCTCTTCGCATCCCCGGCCCGAGCGCAAGAGCTCGAATGCCGTGAGGTTGACACGCAGCCACCTTGGGAGTGGGCTTACGAATGCAAAGCGTCGTGGCTGCCTGACGGGTCACGAATAACGGAAGAACAACGAAAGACCGTCAACGCAATCGTTCTGTTGACGGTGGTGGCACCGGCGACTAGGAGACGACAATGAAGTGGCGTGAGTACCTGATTGAGAACGTGTGGACGTGGGCTGGCACCGTGATGGTGTTGCTGACGTTGACTGGTTCGACGTTGCTGCGTGCTTCTGTGGTTACGGCAATCGTCGTTTCACTACACTTGTTCCTGACCATCCAGGGAGAGAACAGTGACGACACCTGAAGTGAACATCAAATCGAACGCGACCATCGCCAAAGCCCTCGACCTCGGCCAGCGGCTCTTCTCCCTCTTCCTCGCCAACGCACTCCCAGCGATCGCTGGTGGTGCGGTGATTGGTGTGAGTGTGGCGAAGGCTGCGATGCTGTCGGGCATCATGGCGTGCGTACAGGTAATCCAGAAACTTGCGGCCGCTTCGGTCGATGGAGATTTGACTGCTGATGAGATCAAAGAAGCGTTCGGCAACGGCAAGCCCGTCAAGAAGAAGTAAGGCGATGACTCGCCCGTACACCGGCACGAAGGACGGTGCTGCATCCGGTAAGCGTGCGGGCCTCGAGCAGTTCGTGCGTGAGATAGTCAAAGTTTCTGACGATGCGCTCTGGAACAATGGGACTTGGGTCGTGCGCAACATGCGCGGCAAAGAATCGTTGAGCGTCCACGCAACAGGGCGTGCCGTCGACCTCTCCTACCGCAAGGTCGGCAAACTCGGCAAAGCCGATGGTCGCAAGCACGCCGAAGCAATCATCGAGTTCCTCATCGCCAACGCCAAGCGTCTCCAGATCGAGTGCATCCTTGACTACTTCCCGCAGCCGCACGGTCGCGGGTGGCGTTGCGACCGGGGCACCTGGCAGAACTACACGACCAAAACCATCAGCGGTGCGCCGGGCGGCGACTGGATTCATGTCGAGATAAGCCCGAAGTTCGCCGACGACGCCCAGGCATACATCGATAGGTTCGCCGCCATCGCCGCAGGCAAGCAGGAAGCCGATGCTGACTGAAGCCTGGGCACTCGTCATCGCAGCCGCAGTCGCAGCCGTAGGCGGTATCACCGTCGCCCTCATCCAGCAGTTCCGCCGCGAGAACCGCAGAGACCACGGCCACGTCATGGATGCCCTGCAACGGGTATCCCACACGATGGACCGGGTCGAAGGTAAGGTGGATTCACACCTCGAGTGGCACATAAAGGAGACAGGGAATGGGAGAACTGTTCGACGCAATAAAGTCGGAGGCCGCAAAGCGTCCTAACGTCACCAAGACGGAGGAGAAACTTGCCGCACATCTCGGCAAGGAACGCTGGAAGGACTTCGAGAAAGCCTGCCTTGACCCAGAGTTTTCAACCGCGGTCATCTGCCGGGTCGTCAAATCAACCGGGTTTAGCATCTCGTATTCTGCGGTGCAACGCATCCGCGCCGATCTCAACAAGCAGGCCGAGAAGTGAGCGCGTATGACCATCAGCGGGAACTCGACGAGCTCCAGCGACTCCTCAAGAAAGCCCAGCAGGAAGCGGCGGCGAACAAGCGACGCACCGACGACCTCGTCAACGCGGTCTACACGGCAGCCTATGAGGCTGCTCGGGCATCTGGGCGAGGACTCGCTGTCAAGCGCCCTCCCGTGGACAAGCGACGCCGCAAAGCCGAAGTTGCGCTAATCCACGCCACCGACTGGCAACTAGGCAAAAAGACCGTCACCTACGGCATTACAACCCTGTCTAAACGCATGGAGTTGTTCGCCGACAAAGTCATTGAAATCACCGGCATTCAACGCCAAGACCATCCGGTCAAAGAAGCGGTGCTGATGCTGGGTGGTGACATGGTTGAGGGACTCGGAATCTACGAGTCACAGATTTACGAGATTGAAGCGCATCTCTTCGAGCAGCTCTTTGAGTGCGCACGCATCATCGAGAAACTCGTCCGAAGCCTGGCTGAGAACTTCGAGCAGGTGCGCGTGGTATGCGAGTTCGGCAATCATGGTCGCATCGGCAAATACGGTGTCATGCCTAAAGGCGACAACGTCGACCGCATGGCCTATCGGATCGTCGAAGACCGCACCAAAGACATTGCGCATGTCACCTGGCAACAATCAGACAACTGGTACCAGCACTTCGCAATCGGCAACTATCGCGTTCTACTCGTACATGGAGACGAAGTCCGAACCTACTCTGGAACGCCACTCTTCGGTATTCTGCGCAGGGTTTCGGCCTGGGCGGCTGGCGTCGTGCCAACATTCGAGGACTGCTACATGGGCCACTGGCACAATCCGATCTCGGCCACCATCGGCAACGGCAACCGCGTCTTCATCACCGGCTCACCAGAATCAGGCAACGCCTACGCCGCCGAACACCTCGCCGCCCAAGCCCGACCCAGCCAACGCCTTCACTTCATCGACCCTGAGAAGGGTCGCGTCACCGGGGAGTACGTCGTATGGCTCGACTAGAAGACTTCGGCACCCTCGCCATCGTCACCTGGCACGACTGCCACGGCGACAAAGACGGATGGCTCGTCATCGGCGAACTCGAACAAGACCCATGCGTCGTCCACAGCGTCGGCTGGCTCATCCCCACCCACGAAGGCGGCAAAGCCGACCACGTCACCCTCTACCAGACACGCATCGAAGGCACCGACCAGGTCGATTCCGTGACACACATACCTGTCGGAATGGTCGTCGGCATCAAGCTCGTCTCGAAGCACGATCTCCGCTAGGGTTTTCTTGGACAGCCCAAGGAGGCGTCCACTAGGCTGAGCACCGGCAGGTCCTCGGCCTCGGCGGGCGTCACGAGTCGACCGCCCCGCACAGTTTCCTCCTTGGCTGTGCGGTCATAACCACACACGAAAAGAGACCTCGATGAGAGCAGTCACCGCCGCCGCAATCCTCGC